GGCGTGTTGCCCGTCGCTCAAGGTGCCCACGGAAAGAGGCCCCCCGTCCAGCCCGAGATCGACTGACCGCAAGGCTTTGCGGTTTGACACGCCGAAATCCGTTTCGGGCAACACGATCCTGGCGTCGATGTTCTCCCCGGCGTCGGAGTCCCCGCCCAGGACAAAAAGCCCCGTCGGTCCGGCCGCCAGCGCGCGCCCCCCGGCCTTCACCATGGACGTGAACGGGAGCGCGGACCATTGCGACGCCGCAAGATTTGAGAGGTTCAAGCAGATCCCCAGCGTGCTCATCGGACGGCCCCCTTGTTGTATCGCAGGACAAGATCATCAAAACGCCCCGCCGCCCGGCCGGCCGCGTAAGCGGTGAAGGGCGGCACGGTCATGGCGGCGACACAACCCGGATTCTCGAACGCGACCCCGAGACATTCCATGGGGATCGCCAAGGATGCGGACCCGACCCCGCCGGGCTTCCCTGCGGCAGACGCCTGGAGCTTCACCAGAGTGTTGGCCGCAGTAGCGTGGACAACGGCCTTGTCTTTCGCGGTCAACGTCAAAGCCGGGAGCGCCAGCCCGGCAGTCGCGAGCGCCCCAGTCAGGGCCGCGCTTGTGGCCAAAGGCAGGGGGAGCTCGATGTAGCTGTGTGTGCCCTGCCCCCCAAAGGCGGACATCGTCGCGGCCGGGACCGACGCCACACCAGCCGCGCCGGAGCCGCCGGATATGGCGAACACCGGCAAGGAGACATCCCCCGTGGCCGGGGTTGACAGCGTGGCGGCGGAGGTCGCCGCGAGGAGCGTGAGGGATATGGAAGCCCTCGCTGCCGCCTGCGCCTGGGCGGCCATGGTCGGGAGGGATACTGTTCCCGTAGCGTTGGGGCCTGCCTCCCCCTGCATACCAAAACGAGGCAGCGCAAGAGCCGCATCGCCGTGAGGCGGCGGCACGACTTCCGCGCTCGAATCCCAAATCCGCACAGCGGGGAAAGTCAGGTCCGCGTTGGAGAGGATGTTCGTAACCCCGTCACAATCTATCTGGGGGAGGATTATGTCCGAGCAGTTTCCGGTCCAAGCCCCTGTGGCTTCTGCGGACAAGGACGGCAGCACCGACTCGTTTAAGGAGTACGCAAGCACAAGGCGGGAAACATACAGCCCGGACATGTAGTTTCCATGCACTGAACAAGACGTAAATGTTACCGCCGGAGTTCCATTGTCCTCTAACAAAAACAGAATGGAGTTGCCAGCAACCCATCCCGGACGGTCAAGTATGTCCTGAACCAGCGAAGCTACGTTTGCCGAGAGTATGTAATGGCTGTCGCTCCCCTCATATACTTTCGTAGTGGGCACGTCCCAGGCTACAGCGTCGCCTTTCTCCCTGGTGGAAACATCGGCGTAAGATGTGGGGGCGGCGGCGTCATCTTCCTGCACTACATAGATATTTACTTTTATCCCGCTTGGGATGTCGTTTGTAGCGACATGGAGCTTGAGCCTCGCCTCCTCTATCTGGACCCCTTGCGCAATATCAACGCCATCAAACCGGATGAAAAAATTATAGGCGTTTGATACATATCCTAATTGACCTTGCCCGGCTGCGGAAAAAGCACTTGGGGAATAGTAGTATCCGGAATCCGCCGCAGCGGGGACGTTCAGTACATCGATGGAGCTGTGCGCCCATGCGGTCGAGGAGCACGAAGGCAAGGGCAGTTCAAGCTCCACGTCTCTGTACGTCGTTTCTTCCCAGTTTAGGGCCGTCGTCGAAAACGAGTCCTCCGTCGATATGTAAAACCACGCCGTCGATTCTGTGTCGGCGCTGGAGATAACAAGGCATAGCTCGTCTCCTGTCGCCCACCCAGCGTCGTCGTGTATGGTCTGCACAAACGCTTCAAGCTCATCCCCGACGAACCAGCCACCGTACTGGTAGTCCGCAGACGCCACCGCGAACTCGTACTGGGCCAGTGGCGTTGCGCCGGAAATGAACGAGTATGTTACCGACGTTCCGCTCGGAACTCGGATCGCCTTCATGACGAGTTCCGTTTGTTCCCCGGCCCCGTCCCCTTCCTCCCCCGCGCCGTTAAAATAGAACCGCGCATAGGTGATCAACTCGTTCGAAAACGACACGTCTTGAAGTACGAAGCACACCGCGTACTCCACGGACAGGAACCCGACACGGACGTTCGTCCCGGCGGTAACTTCAGACCAGGACGCGGAAGACCCTGGCGTGAACGTGAAGCACTGCGCGGGGCTATTTTCAACATAAGAGCTTGGCATCTAGCTCAACCTTTATGTCGTTGATCCTGGGAGGTAGAGTATCCCAAGAATATCTGTGTTTTCTACGCCAAGTCGTTCCGCAAGCCGGAGGTCAATGCGCTTGCGGTTGTGCCATATTCGATTGCCAAGAATCTCGCCGGTCTCATCGTCTACTATCAGAACCCCCTGGAAGACGTGTTTGTTCGCGGCAGTCTGTATCTGCATCCAGCCGACAGGACGACCACGAGTGGGGAGGTCTACAGTCTCATAAGGGGTGTGCAATTTTTTTGATATCGACGTGCTAACCGGGTGAATATACTCAATCGATATGTGATAATTAGTCTTTGTTATTATAGAAAACGCGTCAGCGCGCTGCATGCCAAAAGGAAACGTCATTGGGAATGCGTTAGCTAATACCCCAGCATACGCATGATACCCAGGTAGTACCGTGTCGTACCCGTTTTCCACAACAGCCCCTTCCAAATACACAGAAAAATCACCCCCAGACGACCCATAAGTACTACCCCTGGTAAAATGCCCGAGACAAAGCTCCCCACCAGATTCATATAAATACGGGGTGGTCTTATAAGAGATAGTGGAGTTGTTGTCAGTAGAGTAGTTGTACCAACCATCCACTTTGTCGTAGCTCACCACACCAGAGAAGGCATTTTGTGTGTAAAAGGCCCCTAGTTTAGGATTCTTCCCACCGGCGTATGGTTTAGCCCCGATCTCTTCGGAACTTAAGTCCCTTAAAAGTCTGCCGTCTATGCCGACGCAGTACGATGGTATGTGCCAGCCACCAACAGTAGGCTCAACTATTGGGACAACCGCCCCAGTGACGTACATCCCGTTATTCTCGTACAAACGCTCATTCGCCGAATAACTAAAAATAGCATACCTAACCGTGGTGTTCTCTATCTGGACCGCAAGCCCGTCGTGGGCTTTTTTAAGATAAACCCCCTCCTCAAAACGACTCGTTAAGTCCCCTAGCTGAAGGAAGTAATCGTATCCAGTCATGTCCCCGGAGCTACCTATCGCGTAGACCCTGTGCATAGCCCCCTGGTTCGTCTCCCTGACGACAAACAGGTCAGACAGGCGCACCTCCCGCATGTCCCAGTAGACAACCAGATTGTTAGTCCAGCCCCCGGGCTCAACAGCAACGGAACTCATGTTGAAGAACAGCGCAGTGTCATTGCCTTTGTAGGCAAACCCCGCGCCGCAATTTGCGTGCGGCCCTTCGCAGATATACTCAAACTCGCTCGTTTTGTTTATGTACACCCCGTACAGTATCCAACCCCGGTACAGGTTTGGGCCGTCAAACAGCTTGTACGGCATTATGAGGTGGTCGGTGTACTTGAACTCGAAACCCGTGTAAGAGAAAACACCAGCGTTTTCTATGAACGGGAATCCACACAGAACCCGTTTCCCATCACTTGGCGAAAGCTCTTTTTGATGCACAACAACAGGCCCGTCTATGCCAATAAACCGGCTGACCTTCTTGTTATCTTTTCTAACAACTTCAGCGGTATCCGCAGGCCCAAGCCGTGTGAGACTCTTTATCGCGCTGCTTTCTGTTATCGTGAACACCGCCAGCAGCGTCATGTTGTCTTGCTTGTAGAACACAAGAAATTCTTTTTTGGAGTCGGAGTCAAAGGAGTACATGTCCTCCCGCGATTCCGTGAGCTCCATCCTTGACGGGGAGGAGGCCAGCCCCACGCACCCTATCACGACCTGCCCGTGCCCATGTATGGTTGTGCAGATAAACACGTCCGCGCCAACGCCGGGGGCCACCATCCTGCCAGTTAAAGGGTCTTGGTAATACGTCGTCTGCCAGACCGGCAGATTCTGGATGTTTTGGCTTTGCGAATTGCGTAAAAGCCGAAGGGCACGCCCACGCAGAAGCTCCCCCCTCCCCTGGTCACCGACTATCTTGACCACAGGAGGAAATTCAAACGCGGGGGAGGTGTCCTCGTCAAAGCCAAACATGCCGCTCCTGATGTGCGGGGGAGGAAGCCCTGTGCGGAACCCCCTCCCCACGCCATGGGGGGTTAGGACGCCGGAATCGTCACGGAGAAGCTGTCGATGGTCGTGGTCGCGCCCGACGTGATGGCCGTGCTGGACATGTTCAACTGCGCGCCGGAGGTAGACACGGACCCGTCGAACCGGACGGCCGTGGTGCTCGACCCCGTGGTCATGGCGTTGGCGTAGAACCGGAACCAGCCAGCGGTGCCGGTGGCCACGGCCACGCCAGACCACGTCTCGCTGGTGGACTTGGCGATGGTCCCCGAGCCCGGCGTGCCGAACTCCAGGCCGTTGGTGGCCGCCCCGGCGGTGAAGGCCCCGGAGCCCACGGTGATAGTGCAAAGCAGCGTGCCGGACTCGGCATCGTCGGCCGAGGTCGGCTGGGTCCCCGAATAGATCCTGATCACGCCGTCGGTGAAAAGCCCCTTGAAATCGTCGGTCCCGAGCAGACCGTCACGCAGCCCGGTGGAAAGTCGCAAAGCCATGGGTTATTCCTCCATCACGGCCACATACCGGCCGTTGTAAATGCACGCGGTTCCCCGGCCTCCGGCCGGGAACGTCACGCGCCCGTTGGTTACATTGGCGATCTGGCCGCCAGCCCCACCAAAAAAGATCCCATCACGCCCCGTCCAGAGCACGCCCCGCCCGGAGACGGACATGCCCCCCACCCTGGGCGTCAGCGTCGGGTCAACCGGAACGTCCGTCCCTGGGCAAACCGGCGACCCGGACACTTCCTGATAACTGAAGTTCCCGGCATCGAGCGCCTTGAGAAACCAGATGCCCCTGTCCGTCCCCACATAAAGCCCGCCCTCGACGGCGCGCAGCATGCCCACGCGCCCGCCGAAAGGGATTAACCAACCGGAGACGTTGTCCACAAAGTGGTAGAACCCGCCGGGCTCCGTGCCGCAGACGAAATCGTCCACCGCGATGAACACCCGGCCGGAAAAATACTCGACGAGATGCCCGACCGGGGGGCTGATCATCTCCCGGACATCGTCCGCGTAGGGCCACGTCCGGCCACCCCAGGCACCGGGCGCCCCGTTCTCCAGGACTCCGTGCTCAAACCCGTTGGCCCAGAACACCCACCCACCAACGCGGGTGAAGCTCACCCTGGCCCCAGCGGTCAGCCCCGTGACCAAGGTCTCCGTGGAATTGTCCGTGCGCACGCGGACGAGATCAGCGCCCGCCACCGCCAGGACATCATCACCGTCGGCCCACAAACTGTGCCAGGAGCCACCCAGGGCCAAAGAGTACCCGTCCCGGCGCAGGATGCCGCCCGTGTCGTCCACCACGACGTTCACCAGTTCGGCCGCCTCGTACTCCCCAGTACCTGGGTTATACGCCAGCCACCTGGGCATCTGGACGGTGTTCAGTCCCTTGCAGAACCGAAAAGGGAACGTCCTTTGCTCGGCCATTACCAGCCCACCATGTCGGTTATTTCGATCATCATGGAATCATAAGCCGGGGCGAACACAGCCAGCTCCATGGCCGCCTCGTTAAACCGCCCCGCGTAGTACGCGGTCTGGACCTTCTCCACGCCGAGATCCTGCTCGATGGTCGAAAACAAATCGCGGCAGGCCCCGTTCACCAGGAGCGGGGCAGCCAGGTGCGGCGGCAGGCAGAACGGCTTCGACTGGTTCCCTTCGAGGGGGTCCGGCAGCCGGAAATAGTGGATGGTCAAAACGGTCTCGCTCGACGGTGACGGGCGCATCATCAGCCGCCCGCCAACGACGGCCACGGACAGGAGCGCGCCGGCATGAAACTCCCGGAGCAGGACATCCATGCTGGGGCAGACGCGCACGAAGGGGATGCTCGACGTGGACGCCCGGAAAAGTTTTTTCTGGAAATCGGCGGGCAGCGGGACGGCATCGACGGCCGTGGGGAAAGTCAAAACCGCCGTGGTCTCCAGGTCGGGGAGATCGTAAAGAGCGGACAGGCCAAACAGGATCCGCGTGAACGCCGTCCGCACCCGCCCCCGGGTGACGGAGGGGTCGTTCACCGTGTCCAGCACCTCCTGGACAAGCGTTGTCACGTTGTCGGTGAGCGGGCTTTTGTACCCGTCAACCTGGAAAAGCGGCATTTCGTCTGACATGTCCTGTCCTTAAAAGGGGGCGAGCGGTCCCGCCCCCTTTGGCTTCTTCGTCAGGCTAGATGTTCAGCAGCACCGGCTTGTACTCGGTGGTGACGCCAGCGGTGGCCAGCATGGTGCCGATGATCGGCTGGGTGACCGTGGTGGCGATGGTGGTGGAGAGCGCGCCCACGGCGCCAGCGGTGGCGGCCAGGGTCAGGAGCGAGCCGACAGCCGGGGTGCCGGAGACCAGCACGCAGGCGGGACCGGCAACCTGCGCCCAGTAGTAGTAGCTGGCGGTCACGGCCACGGGGGCCACGCCAGCCGGGACGTTCTCTTCGACATCGGTCTCGGTGATGCCGTTCCAGGGGTTCGGGATCAGCGAGACCTCGGAACCGGCGTTGGTCAGGGCCAGCGGAAGCGGGTCCGCCAGGGTGATCACGGTTGTCCCGGCACTGGCGCAAGCCGTATGAGCCTTGATCGGGATCATGGTCCCTTCGCCGACGCCGTCGTTCACCTGGAGCCAGCCACCCTCGTACTGTCCGGCGGTCACGGCGGTCGCGCCCACGGTGATGGACAGGGACTTGGCGCCCGCGGCCACGTCGGCCACGGGGGCCTTGTTGATGTGGTTGGCCACGGCGACGGCGCAAACGCCCATCTTCCCGGCGGCCAAGTCGGAGGAACCGGCCTTGCAGTAGCGGTAGGCGCGGCCGTCGGCCTCGATGCGCAGGGTGCCGAGGTCGTCCTTCTTGGTGGCGGACGTGGACATGACGCCCTGGAGGTAGGTCTGTTTCAAAGGCTTCGCGGGCATAGTTTTATCTCCTATGCGGCGGCCCCAACCCCCCAAGGGTCAGGGCCGGTCAAGGTTAGGACGGGACGGTGAACGCGGTCGCGACGGCGTGGGCCTTGCGGTTCGAGCAGATGATGTTCCCGCGCCACAGGATCTTCATGCTGCGGCCCAGGGGCGCGGTGGACTCCGCCCACGGGGTCCGCTCGAAAGCCACGTCTTCGGCGAAGCCGACGAAGTTGTCGTTGAGCACGAACATGTGGCCGGAGGGCATGTAGTCGTCCACGGCCAGGACCAGCCCCTCGACGACGAGGTTGGTGAACCCGGCCTTCACGGAGTCGGACTCCTGGGTGAAACGCTGCTGGGCCTGGAGGATGCGCGCCACGCTGTTGTACAGCGCCTCGGTGGTCACGCCGATGTTCGGCTTGCCCTGGGCGCCGTCGTTGATCTTGGCCGAGGTGCGGAGCTCCTGGATGGCCTTGAGCGACATGGCGGTGCTGGCCGTGGTCACGTTGCCCTTCCAGGGCTTGGTGCCGTCGGTGGCGACCAGCCCGGCCTCGGTCAGGCTGCCGTACTCGCGGGTCGTGGTGGCGTTGCACATGGACAGCAGGCCGGTCAGGATGGCCTCGCTGTCACCGGCGGACGAGTAAATGTCCTGCCCTAGGTCCTTCGAGATGCGCTTCTGGGCGCTGGAGACCTTCTGGGCGACCAGACCAACCATGGCGGTCGAGCCGGTGTTCTCGCGCTCAGAGACCCAGTTGATGGTCGCGTTACCGTAGTAGTTCTTGAGCAGGAAGTAGGCGGCGTCCACCATTTCCTTGTCGTCGTTGCTCAAGGCGTCGGTACGGGTGAACGACCCGCCTTCGGCGATGTCGTATTCCAGCGGGACGCGGACTCGTCCGCCGCCGTTGATTTTCTTGTAGAGGCCGGACTTCTTCTTCAGCATCCGGTCAAGCAGGAAGCTGGAGTTGTAGTAGATGTCGGTGGCCTTGCCGTTGTCGAGCATGAAGATGTCATTGGTGACTTCTTCGATTTCAGCCAGGGTGTAAGACATATTCCTGTCTCCTTACGAGGTGGAAGCCCGTCTCGCCTCAAGCCTCCGGGCCAGCACGGCGGTCACGCCTCCGAACTTGCCCGGCTCTTTGAGTTCAAGGGGTATCCCCGCCGGATCGGGGGCCGCAGCGCCCCGGGTTGCAGTGAGGGTTTTCGCGTGCGGCTTTGCGGCGATCTCCCGGCGAACCCTGTCTTCGGCGGCCTTGATCTTTACAGCCGTCTCTTTCTCAGCGTTTGCGGCCTTGACCGCAAAATACGCCGAGATCGGGTCCATCATGGGGTTTTTCTCCAGGATCGCCTGAACCTCCGGGCCTTCGCGCATATCCTCGAAGTCCGGGTGCTGGGTCAGGAAATCCTGTTTCATCTGCTCCGCACGTTCCTGTGTCTGAAATTCACGGGTCCTCTCCGTGATCCTGGCTTCCGCCGCCGAAAGCGTCGCCTGCTGCATGGCCTCGAACATCTGCATGTTCGCTTCATCCAGCGACAGTTCCCCCGTCTCCATCTTCCCGGTGATCTCCTTGATCTTGTCCTGGATGGAAGGGCCTTTCGGCTCATCCTTGGGCTGGGGGGCCTCGGTGGCCCGCTTTTCGATCTCCGCAAGCCGCGCCCTCATCTCGCGGTTCGATTTCACCAGCTCCTGGAACCGGGGGTGTTTGTCGAACCTGTCCAGTTTTCCGGCGTCAGCTTCGGCCCCGGCTTCTCCGGGCGCGGAAGTCGTGTCCTGCTCCTTGGCAGGGGAAGTCCCGGTGTCCGCAGCCTGCGTGTTTTGCGTCTCGCCGGACGAGGTGGCGGTATCAGCGCCAGGGCTTTGGGCCTGGGTGGCGTCGGCGGGGGACGAGTCCGCCGGGACCGCAGCGGCTTCCGTGGAAGCCACAGGGGTGTTTAGCGTCGGGATCATCTCGGGCATGGTGTTCCGTCCTTGGTGTTAAATTTCGCCACGGCGGGTGCGCATCCGCTCGACCAGTTCGCGCTTCTGCGCTCCAGTCAGCCCCGCCGTTGGCGGCCTATATTTCTCCTCGCCTGCGTCCATGTGCCGGATGCCGGCGACCTTCATGGCGCGGCGCAGGAGAGACTTATCCCCGGGGTTGGCGAGGTAGGCCCTCACCGCCGGGCGGGAGTCCGCAGGGTCAAACCCTATCTTGCAGTCGGCGACCCAGGGGGCGTCGGATCGGCTGTTCATGTTGCCGACGAAGATCTTCCTGGCTTTGCCGCCGCACTTTGGGCATAATGCAGCGCCCACTTCTGGCCGGACGAACTCTTCAAAAACATGGCCGCAGCCGTGGCACTCAAAATCATGCAGCACCATCAGGCCTCTCCTCTTTCTTGACGTCAGGAGCGTTCTGCCCCCGGGCGTTTTCGATCCCGGCCTGGGCCTGCTTCACCTGCGCCAGCGTCGTCACGCGCTTAGTCTCCAACTCCTTCTCTTTGCGCATGACCTCAGCGTCCTTGCGCATAGCCTCACGGGGCGCGTCCTCAAGGTCCGCCATGGCCCGGGCAGTCTCGGCCTGGATCTTGCGTGCCTGCACGTCGATCAAGGAAACCTCGGAGGCCATCTTGTGGACCTCCATCTCGGTCTTTTTCCGCTGTGCGGCGGCCATCTGCACCGCCGGATCTTCCTCGCTTCCCTGGACCGGGACGGGGGGAATCTCCTTGTTGTGCAATTTGATCGCGAAGGACTTGTCATCCAGGCCGCTGACCTCCTGGAGCCACGTTATCCCGGACTCCGGGAACCCGGCCTTCTTCGCCCGGTCGAGCAGCACCCCGTTCGGCCCCAAGTCCATGCGCTCGTTGATCTGTACCCGGTTTGGCCATTCCAGCCGCTCCAGGAGCTCCCTACGATCCACCGCCCCCTTCTCGTACAGGGCGATGGCCTCTTCGCGCTGCGCCACCTTGGACACAGGCAGGGTCGAACCGTTCACCACGGTCAACCTGGCCGGGATGCGCAGCATCTGACCCGTGACCGGCGCGGAATACTCCTGGCCGTTTTCCTGGAACGAGATCCACCGCTCCTCCGCGTACCAGTTCTGCATGTGCGAAACGAACATGCGCCCGCGCTCTCGGATAAGACGGTAGTAATTCCTGATTTTCCCGCGCATCATCGTCGCGGCGCGCTCCAGGATCGTGGAGAGAGACCGATACGAAAGTCGGGAGTCGCCGTCGGCCTGCCGGGCGTCGTCCATGTCGAACGCCCCGGACACAGTGAAGAACAGACCCTTCACCAACTCGAAAACGCCCTGGATGTCCTGGGTGTTGTTCGGGAAATCTATGTACCTGATGAACTGCGCGGCCTCCGCCGAGTTCGGATTCAGTATCCCCAGCCGGTTGTTAAAGTGGCTGTTTGGGATCCCCGAGTTCTTCGGGTTGACGATCTTCGGGCGCGCCGCCTTATCCTTGTGGTAGATAAGCTGCGACAGAGCCTTGTTCACCTCGCGCTGCAGGACCTCCAGTTGTTCAAAATCGCTCATGCCCCACGGCGTCGAGGTGTCCGTGATGGAGTTCACCATCACGAACGGAAATTTGTCGTAGAGGTACGTCTTCGCGGCCTCTTCCATCGTCAGGGCCGGGTTGGTCGACGGGTTCCCCCGGTCGGACAGGACCACCTTCCCCCCGCCGCAGACCGTCACGCAGCGGATATAGCCAGGATACTTGGGCCGCTCTGTCTCCACCTGGACAAAAGACTGCACGGGTCTACCGGAGTCATCGGTCGTCATCGTCTCCACCGACTCGGTGACCCGCTCCATGGTGTAGTCCTTGACCCACAGTTCGCAGACCATCACCTCGTCTTTCTTGACATTGTAGGCCCCACCAAACCCATCCCCCAAAAGCGAGCTCAAAAAACCTTTGGCCCCGGACGGCGCGGGGTTGATGTTGTCGCGGCGGTCGTCGCCGAGCTCGCCCAAAATATCGTAGTCTGCCCGTATCCTGGCTGCATGCTCAGGCCAGCGACGCCGGGCCTCGCGCAAGCTCATCGGTTCGAAATGCGCTACAGCCTCAGCCCGTTGGAGGTCATTGCACCGCACCGGGTAGACGCCAAAATAGAAAGGGTCCACGACTTCCGTGCGCACCTCGCCCAGGCCAAATTCCAAGTCGGGGTCGAACACGACTTTCTCAATGCAGACGCCGTACGTCTCGCCATTGAGAACCGATTTTTCAAAGACCGCCTGCTGCTCCTGCTCCTGCCACCAATACTCCGACGCACGCTCGATGGTCCGGTAGACCTCGTCATCTGCTTCCGTCCCGATCCGCTTCACGTTGAAGTTCGGACTGTTGTCCGTCAGCGTGTTCACCGTGCGCTGGCGGTGCGTGTGCAGCAAATTGGCGCTCGCGAGCGGCACACCAGCCGGGGCCTTGCTTGTCCACGGCTGGTTGCGGCTCAAGCGGTAGTGGCGCAGCCATTTGTCGTGCAGACCGAGGTTCGCCTTGTCCTTGATGATCTCATCCAGGATGGCGAAGACCTTCTTGCCGACAGCGTCGGCTTTGTCCGGCGGCGGCAGAAGCTCGAAATCCTGTTTGGCGTCAGCCACTATTTACCTCCGCCCCGCTTCTTTCCCCGGTCGCCAGACTTCTTCTCCCGGGGCTTATATTTCCTGCGCGGGGCTGGCGCTTGCACAGCCGCAGCGACAGCAGTGACTACGGGCGCATCCGCTACGCCATCCGCCACGACGGGGACCTTCGGAACCACGAAAAACCCCGTGTCGGTCAAAAGCCTATCCTCACGGGTCAGGCCTTCCATCTCCGCGTCCCAACCCATGGCGCGCTTGCCGCAAACCGGGCAGAGAAAATATTCCCATTCCACCTCGGTCGGGAACGGCTGTGCGTATCCTTCTGCCAGGGGAAGAAACATGCCCGGCCGCATCGGCTGGGATATCGCGGCATCGTCGAATCTGCCGATATCGGTCAGGCAGATTTCGCAAACCAGCTTTCTAACCACGACTTCCCCCCATGGCTTCTTCCCAAGGGTCCGCCTCGTCAGGCCCCATCATCGGATCGTCTTTTCTCTCGACGACGGGGGCTATCGGGTACTGGAACATCGGCTCATTTTTGCTGTCACGGCCACATTTCCAGCCTGCGAAAAACGAAGCGGCGGACACGGCCACGCTAAAGCCCATTGCGCCGAAAAGTTCCTGAATGGTGAACATCATTTCCCCCGTCCTTGCTCATAAACCGTTTCAAGCCGTGTCAGCCCCCGGCCGCCTTCACGGCCATGTGGGCGGTGATCGATGACCAGACGGTGTTGCCGATCATGGTGATGGTGGCCGCCGCGATGACCCACCCGAATTTCACCAGGAAGCCCACAATGACCTCCAGCCGGGCCAGCCGAGTGTCATAGACGGCCGCCTCTTTCCTGGAGTCTTTGAGTTCCTTGATCTCCCGGTCCCGGGCGAGGTTTGCGGCCTCGGCGGACGCGCACATCTTGTCCCTGGCCGACTGCTTGGATTCGACACGGACCATGGCCGCCGCCGTGTCGTCACGCAGCTCCTTGATGGCGGCCAAAATCCGCGCCTCCATGGCCTCCATCTTGCCCTCCAAGCGCCGGACCTCGTGAAGTTCAATGTCGGGGGGCATCGAGGCGGCCCTTACGCGAACGCGCCAAAAAGCTTGATGATGTTGATCGCAAACTTGGCCCATGCGATGTAGTTGCCCACCTGTGTCTGTGTCGCGGCGTCGGCGCTCGATGCGCCCACGATATCGGACACGGCGGTTACGGCGCTCAAAAGTTGCGTCAGCATGTCCGCGTCGCCGTCCGTCTCAAGCGCAGCCAGGGCTGTGGATGCAGCCGTCAGGTACGATTTGATTTGCGTCTGTGTATCAGCGTCCAGGGGCGAGGTAGCGATGACGTCGCCCAAAGCCGTGAGGACGCCGGGGAGCTGAGAGAGCATCGAGGACACTGAATTGGAGGTGGTCGTGGTCGTCCCATCGGCATTGATGGTCGTGGTGGTCCCGGTCGTCACGCATCCCGTACACAGGCCCAGCAGGACGACAAGGCACACCGCGGCAAGGCCGGACAGAAGCCAATTGATGGAGTTGCGGATCATGGGTTCTCCCCCGAGTAGTGTTTGGCCCCGCCCTCGCGGACAGCCGTGAACATGGCGAACGCACGAAGCATCCGCAGCGGGAACAGCCACCGCGAACCCTGCGCGATCAAAAGGCACATGTTGGCGAAAAACCGGGCGTCGGCCGAAGAACGGTTGTTACCGAAGGCGTATTCCACGTCGTGGACGTTGCATGCGGGCGAAACGTCCAGCCCCCAAATCGTGTTGAACTTGAGCTTCCACGAGGCGGGTCCGCACCCATTCATCTGGGCTTCACGGTGAGCGTCAGGGATGGTCCCCCACCAAGACGGCAAGGCCAGGGTCGCGTCAGGCATTCTCGCCCCCGTTACCGACCAGCGGCCCCTTGGCGGTTGCGCGGCCCATGAGGATGCCGACGAAGGCCAGGGCCTCGGGCAGCCGATCCAGGGGGAACACCTTGCCGTTGATGACGACGGAGATTTCCATGCCGGTCAGCGCGAAGATGAACATGGCCAGGGCGGACCAGACCGTTGTGGATTTGGCGGTTTTCAGGAAGTCGATGGTCACTTCTTCCTCCGGTAAATAAGGGGGCGCACAAGCCCGCCGATAAAGCCGCCCACCCGCCACGCCACGCACCAGGGCAGGCCCCAGCAGTTCAGGCGGCAGGCAAGGTGTAGGCCGTTCAGGTGGTGTTGGAGGTGGTCGCGCAGACCCATCACCGCACCTCGTAGAACAGGTGCTTCCCGATCTTCGCCAGGGGCTTGCGGCCGATGGTCCAGTTCGGGAAGGTCTTCATGCTGGTGGCGTGATAGCCCGTGGCCCCGCCGGCCGGATCGAGCGTGATCCCCTCGATGGCCCCGGCCGCCTCTTCCATGCAGGTGGCCCATGAGCCGTCCGAGAAATCCCCGGCAAGGATCTTGGGAAGGTTCGGGTCGCCCTCGTTCAGGCAAGAGAACTGCTTGGCCTTGAGGCACACGCCCTTGATGTCGCGGCCCCACCAGCCAGGCCGGGCGGCACGGTTGCAGATCACGTGCGCGATGGCCCGGGCCTCCATGCGGTCAGCGCCTCGGCATTCACCCCATACGACACGGGCCACGAGCTCCTTCTCCGAGAGTTTGGCGAGGTCAGCGCGCGTCATGGCTTCACCTCGAAATGCGGCATGTCCACAAACCCCTTCCAGTCGCCGCCCCAAACAAGGTCCACGCCCACTGTCTTGGCCGCCTGCTTCATGACCCGCGCCATTTCCTGGAACGCCTTCGTATCGTTCCAGTCGAGCGGGTACGGCACGCAGTCCATCGCCAGAGACGGAGCCTGGTTGTGCTTGGACCGGGGAAACCGCAGCTTCGACCGGCCCTCACGCCACGCCCTGTCCTGCTCTTCTTGGCCACGATGCCCGCAGATGATGGTGAAATTGAAGTAGTTGGCGGCCTCGTGAGCCACCTTTTGGAGACGCGGGTCACACTGCGCCAGGTTGTCGCTTGACCGCTTGCTGAACTGGAACATCTGCCACCCCTACTCTCACAGGGGGGCGGCCTGCACAAATCCGCGCCGATATGGCGGGTCCATCAGGCCGCGTCTACTGTATGCGAAAATGATACAGAGATTTCTCGCAAATGGCAGATGTAAAAACGATGCAAAACATAGCAAAAATGTGCGTCACGATAGCTGGCCCTTGTGCCAGGCGTCCACAAGCGACCTGCTCGACTCCCAGCGGCCGCAAAACTTCTTCGCCGGAAATCCCTTCTCCTTCACAAGTTTTAGCACTGCACGCCAGTCAGCCCGCTGCACATACGCCAAAATCTGATCCTTTCCCAGCAGCATGTCCTCGCTCACCACGCCCATGGATCTTCCTCCATCTCTTGCTCACGGGATAACCCCAAGAGCCTGTTCGATGCGCCGCCGTCCACGCCATAAACACCCAAAACATCATCCAACTCGCTCGTTCTTTCGCTCTCGCACAAATCAATAATCCTCGACGCCAGCGTCGTCTGCGAAGGCTGCGGCGACGCCTCGCCCATGGGCCTCGCCATACAGACATGGCACGCCTCATCGTAAATGTGGTCCTCCCCCTTCTGGTCCACGTCCTCGATAAAATGCTCATCCATCACAATCGCCGGAATCGTCCGGATGAACTGCACGCACGTCTCGTACACCACCAACATCGGCCGCGATCCGTCCGTAGGAACCCGCAGCCGCTCCCGAAACTGCCGAATCTTAAGCTTCCTGTTCGGGTCGCCGTGCGTCAAAAACACACCATGTTTCGCAAACTCCTCAGACGTGCTCGGGCCCTGGCCGCCGCCCTGGTAATTCGGCTTCTTCGAGAAACAGTCCTGCCCGGCCAGCCGCAGAATGTTCTTCCCCGAAATCCCCATCTCCCGCTCACGCTCCCTAATCCCCTGCGCTATCTCCGGGTCCGTCTTCCGTAGCCCCTCGTTTGGCGTGCCGCTCCACCCGTACCACTCCGCAAAACGGTAAAGCCTGCCGTCCGCGTCAACCCACCACCAGCCCACAGAAAACGGCGCTCCGTACCCCCAATCGAACGTCATATACAGCGGCGCGCCCTCCGGGATCGGCATCGGCTTCACCACATGGTGGGACTGGTTGAAATTAAACGCCTGCCCAGTAAACACGTCCCAATCGCCATGCCGCATCGCCCTCACCAGCGCCGGATTGCCCAAGCCCTCCAGCCGCTGTTCGTACTCGGGATCGTTCTCCATCAGCGTCGGGTTGTCCTCCAATCTCGACGGGATGAATTGCCGCGAGAATCCACCCTCCTCCGGAGGCATCTTCCTGATTTCCCGTGGCCGCACGCCGTCGATGAACATGTTCTTCACGAACCCATGCCCCACGTTCCCAGGGTTCGCGCCGCAAAGAACCCGAGGGAAAAACCCGCGCCGATGTTCGGGGATGGCCAACCCCCCAAGCCGAACGCGGCCACGGATAAATCGATAGATACTCTCTGTAAAATGGGTCAACTCATCAACAAGAAGAACATGTATCTCTTGACCTTGATACTTATATTTGTCCTTTTCGTCCTTGCAGTGGCACATCTTTATAGCAGACCCTCCCTCATACCCACCGCTTGGGCCGTTCTTAAACGTTATCGTCAGGTCGCTCCAGTTTATTTTTGCAAAGTCACTTTTCGTATACTCGGACAGCATCACAGGAAAACCCGTCGGCCCATCCATATGGTTCGATACCATATCAACCGATAAGCGGCGGAACAGGGACACTTGCAGCCCCGGGACTTCAACGCACCAAAGAATCGGCGCAACACGAAGCAGATGCGACTTGCCGCCCCCGGCCGCGCCTCCAAACAAAACCTCCGTCGCGGGTGTAGTCAAAGCCTCACCCTGGCGGGCATGCAATTTGAACGTTATATCGGCTGGCTGTGACATGATGAACCTTTGTAAGTTTCAAAAAATTTCCCGGGGTGGGTACCACAAAACATCTGACGCACGCTCTGGGGGGTATGGGTGGGGGTTATCGGCTCCCCGCCCGCCCCGGACGACAGGGGGAGGGGGTAGGGGTCGGCCGCCCCTTCATCAGCTCGGGATTGCATCGCCGCGCCGCATGTGGCACCATCCATCACCCTGGGTGACCCAGGCCAACTGGGGCGGATCACCCACTACCCCCGCCTTCAGCCCCTCAAAAACTGGCATTGAGGATGCACGATGTCGCCCACGTTGTGGCAATGCACCACACTGCAATGCGCAGCATATACAGACCACGAGCACCTAACGGTTTCACTGCATATCCCCTTGTCTCGGCCACTGCAACACCAACACTGCATTGTCATGCTGCTTGACGCTGCATCGCATTTCGCCCGTGCCACCATGCACCAAAGTTTGTCCCATAATGACCATTAGGTAAACTTTGCCCATCTCTGTTTTCCTTGCTATTCCGACAACTTACGACTTTTCTGGCTCACTTTGCAGATTATTAGCCGCCGGGAGAGCCTGTTTGTCCCTAAGCGTGTCACAGATTCCTGGCGTCGTGCGCACTGTCAGCACATCATTGCCCTTTTCTGCTTGGATCAGGACGTTGATGACAGGCGCGGCAGCTTGCCCCACGGACCCGCTGTGCTCGACCTCGACCCGGTCGCCGTAGCGCGACGGCCGGAGCTTTGCGGCCACCCACTTTCTAGCGTCAATGCGATTCCGGGCGATCTGCGGGTCCGGCTCCGTGTCCGCGATATGCACGATCTCGTCGGCGAGATGATCCGCCTGGAAACCCCGCGCACGAGCGTAATCCGCAGCGAACGCCGGGTACTTGGTCAGCCACTTGATGACCGTCGGGCGGCACGGCATGTCCGGCATCGCGCAGATCCTGTCCAGCGGCATGCCCTCCATGATCCGCTCACAGATCAGGTCTCCTTCCACCTTGGTGTAGTCCCGGCTAATCGGGCGTCCTCCTGGCATACGTCCCTCCAGTTTAACTGCGTAGGGGGTTAATTTCGACTTTGACGCATCCGCCCTTGACCACGTCTCCCCACTCGACGGTTTTCCTCCGGACCTGGGAATCGTCTCCCCAGACACCGGCGTGAGTGATCGCGTCGAACAGGGCTTTACCAGCGAAGTTGTCTTCGTCCCGGCGTCGATTGTCCGGCGGACACAGCGTCACGGTCACCGTCAACTGCCCGATTAAGGGGAGTTTTGGGAGCTTCGCCGCCGCGACGATTGACTTGACCGCCAGCCTGTAGAGCTTGGCCGACGTCGCCAAGTGCATGTGCCGTCCCGAGCGTCTCCAGGTCCGGTTCGTGCTGGGTGGCCAGGGCAAGGTGAGGGTAATCATGCCAGCTCACACTCTGGCCAACGGCCATCTGGCAACGGCGGAAGCCCGAGCTCCAGGATTATTCGCATCTGGCGCATAATCTCGACGCGGTCACTTTTTTCGAGTTCTCCAAATCTGGACAACTCAGTCCCTTTGGCGAACCTAACCCCATTCCACGCCAGATTTACGGCTGCTGTCTGCCCTGGGCGACGCTTATGCACGTCTGTCCTTTGCGCTCGGAAATTGACCCAGCCGTTTTCCGTTGTTTTCGCCATCACGTTCCACCTGCGATTTTCTTCAGCCATCGTGTCACCCCCTTATCGTGCTACGCACACTCTCCCCCCGACCCCCTCCGCCCCGGCCGCCCCGCCCCCCATATATGCGCTAAAGCGCTATTATAGGGGGGCACCCTGCCCGGGACCGCTAGACCGCATGAATCCTCAATTTATACTACCCGTCCCGGGCGTCCCTGAAAAACTTCGAGTAACACCCGGGACGGATTTTGTAGCACTATTCAGATACGTTTTCATACTCACCCGGTTCGAGAATCCCGGTTCCGAGGGCGAACGGACCACCGGGGATGTCGAGCCATTGTTCGATCGAGCCACCCTTTCCAGGGCGGTATTTGTCGATGCGTTTTTCGTCGAGCAGGATGCGGCCGAGACGCTCCAGACTGTCGCGCCCCATCTCACGAAGGGTCTCCGGGAGCCGTTCACGCTTCTCGTAGAGGCCCTGGCGACCTTTGTGCTGGAACGGATGTCCCTGGACGGCGGCATGCGCGATGACCTTTTCGAGGAGGTCAAGCAGCTCTCCCTGTTTTCTGGCGGCGATGATGCGGGCGCCGTGATCCATCGGGATGAGGAGCCCATTTTCGTCTCGGATGAAGGTCTTTTCCTCGTTGTCCCCGAGGAAGTTGTTCTTAGCCAGACCGCCACGAATGATCTTGCCTCGGGCGTATTCGACGCCGAGTTGCTTACACAGTTTTCGGGCGCGTGATTCCTCCTCGGGCCACAGAACGATGCTCCCTCGGCCGTGATCGACGAATCCGGCCGAGCCGGATATTTTGGCCTTGGCCGCGTCCAGGTCTTTCAGGGGCTCATTGAGCTTGTTCATGTGGTGCGCGACGATGACCGAGGCGTGCAGCTGCCGGGCGAGGTGCGAAAGCGTGCCCATGACGAACGCGCCAACCTGCCGGTCGTTGAGCTCCGCCCAGACGAAACAGGCCAGCGGATCCATGATGAACAGCGCTGGGCGGATGATGCGCATCTGCGCCACGAGCTCGTGCCACCAGTCTGTGAGCCTGGGGCCGTCGCGGCCCTCGACGACCATGGCCTGAAGACCTTCCATATCCGGCAGACACAACACGTAGAGGTTCTCCGGGTATCGCCCTGCGATGGTGTTGATACGGCGATGCACCTCGCCTTGGTCGTCCTCTGCGGCCAGATAGACCACCGGGCCGTACGCCAGGATGTCGTGTCCAAAGAACCCCGCTGAGGCATTCAGGTCGATACCCTGTGTTGGCCCGGATGCAACCTTGATGGCCAGATCAAGCAACGTCATCCCCTTGCCTGTGCCGCCCGGGGCGGCAAGCAGCAGCGCGGAGTCCTGCGGAATCATCTGATCCACCAGCCAATGCCGTTCCGGCACCTCGCACCCTTCCAGTCTTCCGATGCTCCAATCACGGACGTTTGTGACATACCCCTTGGCCTGGGCCCGGACGCTGTCCGGCCCTTCCAGGGCGTAGAGGTCGTTGAAATCTGAAGGATGCGTGGAGAGGTCGCGGAACTCGGGCCAGATGACCGTGGCGCCGAGTGGAGCAGCCGCTTTGCGTGCGGCTTCGATGCCGACGTTCTTGGGGCTGCCGTTGACTTGCGTCCATCGGTCGTTGTCTGCGGCAAAGACGATTTTTGATCCCGGGAACACCTCCTGTGCGGCCTCGCCGACCGGGCCCAGACCGTTTGAATTGAACGCGATCAGGACGGTTTCTCCGGTCGCCATATGTAGACTTGCGCCGGTCGCATACCCCTCGCACACGTACACCGTCCTGGACGCATCAGGCGACGACGACGTGATGGCGTGGAAAAGACCCGAATTCGCTTGTCCTTGCAGGAACCGTTTCTGTCCGTCGGCCAAAATTCGCTGCAGTCCCCGCACGTCGCCGCAGCGATCGTACATGGGAATAAGCAACTCTCCTCGTTTATCGACGCGGACACCGAACGCCGCGACCCCTTTCCTCGCGAGGTAGGGGTGTTCCGTGGCCTCCGACGCCGCATCGAAAATTTGTTTTGCCCGTGCGGCCGCGGCCTCCGCCTCGGCTTGCCTGTCGGCCTCGGCTTCCGCTTTGGCCTTGCGGAAAAATTCTTTTGTGGCCCTGGCCTCCTCGGTGCTCATCTCGTAGAACGGCTTCGAGGACCACGTTTCTTTCGTGCCGTGCGCCCAGGAGCCGAACGCGCCAGCCGGGATATTCCCGTCCGGGTTAAGCTTGTACCAGCCTGACATTTTTCGGCGCGCATTCGGTTCGTCGACCGCGTTACAGCGGTGAAGGCGTCCATCAGGGATGACGTCTGTAGCGGCAAGGCCGCCGGCGAGCATGGCGGCGCGAAAATCCGCCACGGCCTGGCTGAGGGGCGCCGGCGTCGCCCGTGCAGGCTTTTCATCCTGTCTGGCGTACTTGTTCAGATCGATGATCTTTTGTTGTGGATTGCCCACGGGATCCTCGTCGATTGGGGTCATGCCCAGCACCGCTCCGACCAGTCGCAGTATTTACATTCAAAACGCGATGCGTCGGCCAGCCCCCGCGGCAGCATCTCGCCCGCCGACGTCGCCAGGAGAAGCCTCTCAGCCCGGGCCAAAAGCGCCTGCTGCGCGGCCGGGTCGAAGGCCACCATTTCGTGATGGAGCTCCATGGTGTCGGCATTGAGAGACGTGAAAAGCCCCCGTTCAAGGCCCAGACCGCCCATGTAGAGCTGCATCTGCGCGTAGTAGCGAGGATGCGCGACGCGCAGCTTGTCGCGGCGCGACTTGCCCCAGGACTTGTTGTTGAGGCACTTGCATTCCCAGAGAGCGGGCAGCGGGATCGGCGCGGGCCCGGCGCCGCGCCACATGACGATGACGCCATCGGCGTGTCCCCGAACCCGTCCGCCCAGGGTGGTGAATTCCCATTGTTGACCGGTGTCAGGATCGTTTTCGAGCAGCACGATCCCGGTGCGCTTGAGTAGGCCGATGACATAGCTCTCCGCCCAATGCCCACGATCAAAACAGCGCAACACGCGCGGAGGAAATCCTTTGCCTTGGTCCGGCGGCACACGCATGTGGCGGTACTGTACGGCGCGCTCACATGTATCCCCGAGGATCGACGCGCCGAGGTAGTCGCGTGGCGTCTCGGCGGCATGGGCCAGAGCCATGGCCGCATCGAGGCGGTCATTGAGGCGGTCACCAAGCGACGTAGACGAATTGAGGTCGATCACGCAGGCTCCTTTATCCCTCGCACCTGGACGACGCGGGCCTTGTTTTTATGCTATGAGTCCCGCATCAACTCGGCTACGCCCACGCAAAATAATATGCACCAACCCACGGGGCCAGCCATCGCCAGTATCACCCGCGCACGTAGGCGACGACGTGGCGTCCCATCCTGTAAGTCTGGAAACTGCAACATGGAAATAACTGTCGTCATCAACAGATACACCGCCAAAAACACTTCAGCCATCGCGTTATCCTCCATCCCTGGCCCCCTGTAGCGCTTCTATGATCTCGCGCTTGGCCGACTCCGTGGCGGCAATCAACGCCCGCATGTCCGTCGCGTCGCTTTCGTTTTGCAACAGCTCCAGCAACCGCCGCCCCGCTGACGCGTATCCGGCGAAATACCCGACAGGCACGCGGTATTGCTGGCCAGGATTTTTCGACTTTTTCCCCGCCGTTACGATCTCGTATAGATCAACGGACACAGCGGTTGGCTCAAGTTCATATCGCCCCACTCGAATTGTCGTCATCGTCCTCTCTCCCCTATGCCCCTCTCGCTCCTGTGGGCGACTATGGCGGTGCTTTCTCTGCTCAAGACGACCTACGGGCCGTCGCGGGGTCTGCGCCGTGGTGGATGGTGGACACAACGCCCCCGCTCAACACCGCCCCACCCCCTCATCCTCGCACAGCGCCACCGCCGCCTCCGGCGAACGAATCAATGATGAGCTCGTCGCCCTGGCCCGGGCCGCCGTATTGTCCGCCGAACAGATCCAGCATCATCCCACCCTCGCAACAAGTACGCCGGGTTGCGGCTGCTCGACCGGCCACGGCCCCTTGCCCTTAAGGTCCAGGCCAAAGGCGCTCATGAAGCCTTGCGCGCCGATGCGCTTGCGGAGCCGGTCTTTGGAGTCCGTGGCCTTGACGCCGCGCCCGCTGGCCGGGGAATCCTCGGAAAACCGGAAGGCGACGGATTTGCGGTCGGCGCTGGCGAAAAGCTCGACATAGGCGAAGCGGGCAAGGTCGAAAGTTTCAATGGCCCCGGTGTTGAAGCTGAAGGTCTTCCCGGACTGCACGGAGAGAAGCGGCGTCGGGCTGGCCTTGGCCCGGGTGGAGGTGAACGCCTCAAACTCCATCCCGTCGATGACCAGCGTGCCGGCCGTTTCCGGCCAGCCCTGGCAGGCGCCGGGCGCGGGGTCTTCGTCGGATTCCATGGCCGCTGCGCCAAGGGCTGACTGCCATTCGTCAAGACAGCGGGTCACGTTATTTACTGCCTCCGCAACTTTCTCGGCGTCGTCAGGCAGGATTGCAGCCTTGAGCACCGACCCCCATTCTTCCAGCGCCCGCAAGACTTTGCTCCCTGCCTCGGCAGGCGCCAGATCAGACGTGTCTGACAGCGCGGACATCAACCGATGAAACGCCCCTTCATCTTCTTGGTCTTCGTCGCCCACCAACTGCCCCTCGGGCGGCAGCGTCTCGACCACCGCCGTCACGCCCGGCGCATAGCCCGCGTCTGGCAAATCCAGATCGTCCGACAGGTCCGGATCGTCCGACAGGTCCGCCGGTTCCGGGGTCACGTTTTCGGCCACGAGCAGGCGGCCGTGATGCTCTACCAATTCACGGGCGGCCGCACCGTTTGGAAAGTCGATCTTGGCGTGGGGGTCGAACGCCGGACACCCGCCCTGCACCGCCTGAATGGACGGCGCAGCCTCGCTCGGAACGACGGGCGGCGTAGCGTCCTCGGAAGCGGCAGGCGTCATCCTGGCAAGCCTGCGGGCCTTGTCCCGGATCGCGGCTTGGCATTTGTAGCACCGTCCGTACTTGTCGAGCTGCACATCCTTGGTGCCGCACGCGCAGTCGCCTTTCTTCGTGTTGTATCCCACGTCCAATCCCTCCTTTTCGGCCTCAAGCCTGCCAATCCCGCAGACGAAGCCCGTGGTGCAGGCCGAATGCCCGGCCTGAAAATTCCCAAGACACTTTTCGCGCGTCATCGGTCCGAGGCGTGGGCACAGGAACCGGCTGCCCGTGGCCAGCTTGCGCCCGTTTTTTTCTGCGGCGATCCCGGCCCGGCACAGCGTCGGCTCACGTCCACGAGCCGTGTCGAAGGACGCGGGCATTTGCTGGCCGATCATTGCCGCGCCTGCGCTGTGACGGCGTTCTCCGCTCCATGCAAGAGCCCCACGATGACCTCATGCACTCCCACGGTGGATTCCATGATTTCCAGGAGTTCTTTCCGAGAAAGCCTCCCGTCGTCGTCGAGCGCGGACTTGATTTTGTCAGCCACCTTCCCAAGGGATGACGCTATGTCCGTCATGGTGCTGCAAGCCCGCAACTCGGTAAGCGCCGGGCGATCTTCGCCGCTCTTGATGAGTGCAAACCCAGCCGGGCAGATGATGCGATAAAGCGCAGGGCGGGCAGGCGGAAATGATGCGTAGAGCAACGCAAACGCCTCCGGCGGGCAAGGAGTCTCGCCCAAGATGTATTTATTCCAGGTTGATGCCGGAATCCCCGTTGCGTCCTCGGCTTCGTAGGGGTTCACGATCTTGCGGATGCGGAAAATGTCGTAGAGAATATGCGCCGAAAGCCTGAAATGCTTTTTGCGCTCTTCCCGATCTTCTTTGCCTTCCATGGAACTTTCCCCGGTATTTTTTCTTTTGAAGGGGCCATTTTAGCCCCTACGCTCTCACCATGGACAACAGCCTATCCGTTACCGTCGAGCGTGAGCCTGGGTGCCTGCTGGTCACGATGCGCGTGATTCGCGCCAGTGAGGTCTTTTGGCGGTCTTTTCACGCCCCGCAGGGGGAATCCCTGGAAGCGATGCTTGCGCGGGCTTCCGGGATGGTATTGGAGCGATGGCCAGGGGGCGTGATGTACCAGCTTGCGCTGCCCGGAGTGGACACAGGCCATGATATTCAAACCACGTCTTGAGCAACCGGCCTTCTGCCCTCGTCTCGGCCCCGCAGACCGTGCAGCGGTGTATGTCGCCGGACTCGACGACATGGGCCGGGCGGGAAACGGGATCGTGGTAGATGCGGCCGGTGCGGTCGTGGCGCATGGGCTAGTCCCGGTAGAAAGTGGCCGTGGAAAAGTCGCGGGCCAGGGATTGTTTGGTGGAAAAGTCGTGATATACCGGGAACGCCTCTTTAAGGACTCGGAACAACTCCTGGCCGCCGCTGATAAAATCTTGGGGATCGCGGTCGCAGACCTCCCGCAACTCCTCCCGCAGCGCCCTATCCAGTTTGATGGTGATGGATGTCATGGCCTACGAGTCCTTCTTGGCTTCGTCGCCACGGCTGGACATGTAGGTGCCGCGTTTGACGTCCTTGACGTCGGCCACAAGGACCTCGTTCAGGGCGTTCTGGCGCTCCACGGCGATGCGGATGCGGCGGATTTCGGACAGGATTTCTTCGAGAGCGGACATGGTCTATTTCTCCTGGGGTTGGGGGTTGGCCGCCACGGTCTGCGCGACGGCAAGCTGCTTCACAAAGCTGTCCCGGCAGGCCCGGCACGTCGGAAGCCCGCCAGCCCCGCGAACACCGGGGAAGTGGTGGACCTGCGTATCCTCGCGGCACCAGAAGCAGACCGCCGCGTCCGGAAAGTCCTCGATCTTCTCCAGGCAGGACCGGCACACGAACAGCGTATGGACGATGCGCGCACCGGGAGGCGGGCCGCCGCAGACGACACAGGTGAGAATGCTGGTCACGGCTGGGACTCCTGGGTTTTCCCCTGGCTCACTGCACATGCTGAATTGACATGGCAGCAAGGTTTGACAGGGCAGAAATGATGATGGACACGAGGGCTGCAAGGAAAAGCCATTCTTTGGAGGTCATACCCATGCCCCTCGACTTCGTTCAGGTTTACGGCCCGATTGCCTCTTGCGTCGCAGCCGTGGCGGCCCTGGCCGGTGGCGTGTTCGCCTTCCTGAATTGGGCTCGAAACCAGAGCCAGGACAAGCCGCGAATCCGCCTTGACCGGCCCAACCCGGTTGCCGGGATGATCGAGACGAAAATTCACATCGAGAACCGGGGGCAGAAAGATATCCTGGTGACGGCCGTAGAGCTTCAATGCGGAACCTTCGCCGGGCAAATCGAGTACGACACCCTTGGCGGCGTCGCCGGGTACGCCAGGACGGATAAGACGCGAAAAAGCATCTCTCTTTTGGTTCCGTCCGGCATCACGAAGTCCACGCCTGTGCTCTTTCATACCGACGCCCCTCTTGTTCATGTGTCCCTGGCCCGCCGCCACAAGGATTATGTGGCCGTTATCAGCGCGTACCAAAGATGACGCACAGGTTGGCGACGAGGTTGGAAAGCTGGCCGATGATGACGCAGATCATCGTGGCCGTGGCCAAGGGGTGGTCGAGAAGGTCATCAAACATTGGGGGCCTCCTGGGGCTGGGCGGGGGCGTCCATGGTCGCCCATAGCCGCTCAATGGTCCGCGAGTTCAGCCCACGGTCCGGATCACGTAGAAATTTCGACAGGCTGGACTGGTCCACTCCCGCTGTCTTTGCGAGACGGTTCACGGACCAGCCGGACATGGACAAAAAAGTGGTAATTCGCTCCCGGATGTTCATGGTGCGAATCCTAGGCATTTTACCATAGTTGGTCAAGCCCAAAGTCAGGCGTTTTGCCTAATTGATTTGCTCATTCCTGGCTGGTATTTAAGGAGGATGGAAGAAGTGTCTCGCGCATATGTTGAACTCATACGCCAGTATGCGGCTAAAAAGTTCCCGCCCCGAGAAGACCGGGTTCCGGGCGGCGAACCATTTAATCTTTCGCAGTTCCTCAAAAAAGCGTTCGGCAAAATAGACAACAAGAAATGGGAACGAATCGCCAATGTCCCGGGGAATATCCGGCTTGCGGATGCGTTAAAGATGGCCAAGGCTGTCGGGGCAGACTTCGACGACCTTCTTGCTACCGCGAGAGTCCATGCAGACCTTGACCGCCAAGAAGCGCCAGGGGATAGACCGTCCGAAACCCCCAAAAAGCTCCCTGCCTCCGCGTAATCCAAGGCGGAGGGCGGGGATCAGATAAACAAAATTTTTTTGCAACTAGCCTGCAAATTGTTTGCAACACAAATAAATGGAGGCAAACTTGAACACAATGGGAGCAGCCCTCTTATATGTGATTGCCTCTATTGTTCTTATCGGCTCTTTGGCAACAGGCATAGCGTATTTTGATTCATCGTCTACAACATCAGAAATATCTCAATCACGTTCTTCTCAAGCCTATTATGCGTCAATGTCTGGCCTAAAGGCCTGGCGTAAGATTCAACAGTCTGCCAATCCATCAACATATACACTTGGCGATTCAACTTTTACCCTGTCCTATACCGGCTCCGGCCTCGGGCCTTTCGCCGTCACCAGCGTGGGCGCCGCGGCAGGCGACGCCCATTTCGCCTCCCAAAAAACCTACCCGGCAGAAGAGCCCGAGGAGGGTTTCAGCGACTTTGGCCCGGAGATCGAAAACCAGGACGAGGCCATAACCAATTTCTCTCCCGAGGCGACCAGGCCGGACGGCTACACGGCGGCGCAATGGCAGGCGCTCTTGAACAAATACGGCGGCGAGTCCTGGATACGATTCGCCAACAGCCTCACGAATACGAATGGCGCAATCTGGTATCGCGGTGATCGCGGCTTTTGCCCTGGCGGAAATTGTCCGGTCGGCGCATGTTCCGACGGCAAATGCGCCCTGGGAAACGGCCTGCGCGTCGTCTTCAGCTTTGTTTTCAACGACAAAGACGCCTCCACAAACAGCTCGACAGCCGCCGACGTGATGGCCTTTTGCATCATGAACGCCGGAAACAACGACCCTGATACGGCCGCAGGCGGCGCAGCATCGGGCGAGAGTTACGGCGAATACCTGGGATACGCCGGGCTTGGCGTCCACAGCGTCGGCATCAGACCGCCCAAGATAGGCGTCGAAGTCGATACCTATCCGAACACTACCCGCAATGACGACGGCGACAATAACCACATTGCGGCGCTCTTTTGGGGCCAACGAGACGACGCAGGATACAGGGACGATAACTATCATGGGGCTGGCGGCAGCTCAAACAATCCGGAAAACCCAGAGTATGAGAGTTCCGCAAAGATCAAAAACAAGGATGTCGGCTACGCCAAGGGGTCTTTGGGGAATGGCTACAACAGATATAATTGGCTGGAAGATGGCGCAACCCACACCATCAGAATTGAAGTTCTTCGTAATACGTCCACCAGGAAATACGAAATCAAGGTGTGGGTCGTGGATGGGCGGCCGTCGGCAGCGGCTGCCTTCATGGACGTGACGGTCAACTATTCCGGATCGTCGCCGCTTGTGGATTATCTTATGCCCACGGCCTTTTCCACTTCAGACAACACCAGCCTGGGGCACGTTTATTTCGGGTTTACAGAGGCCACAGGCGACGCTTCGCAAACAGCGGACCTATACGGTCTAAGGTTTGAGTTCATACAGTAGATTTTTAGGCACTGATGGCTGTCCGCACCGTGGAAAATTGCAAAGTGTGAGGCCTTGAAAAAATCCCCTTGGCCCTCCGTGGCAACTATTAGCGGTGCATCCTCGCCCGTGGGGAGGATGCCGAAAACGAGAACCTCATGCCCAGCTATAACAATTTGATCGATGACCACGGCCAGCCAATGAACCGTGTCCTGAACGCCAAACGGCTCAAGGACCGAGGCGTGGACGAGCTGATCGGCATTTGCACTGGCCTGATCGCCGATGGCGCCGTCAACGAGCATGAGGCGAAATTTCTCCAAGACTGGTTAAACCGCCGCCCGGAGGTTCAGGAAGAGCACGTCGGGTATCTCATTTGCTCGCGGCTTTACGAATATCTGCGGGACGGTGTTCTGGACGCGGTTGAGAAACGCGATCTTTTCGATCTCCTGGCTGCCACCTGCGGCCACAAGCCCCAGGCCCCGGAGGTCATCCTGTCTGCCTGCACGTTTTTCGATACGCCGCCGCCCAGCCTGCAGATCGATTGCCGGAGCTTCTGTCTGACCGGCCGTTTCGCCTTTGGGTCGCGGCGTGACGTGGAGGAGGAAATCCGGAATCTCGGAGGCTGGACCCATAAGTTACCCACCCAAGAGACGGACTACCTGGTGGTCGGCACCCTGGCCAGCCGCGACTGGAAACATCAATCCTACGGCAACAAAATCGATCGGGCGAAGCAGTTGCGTGATACTTTCTGCCGTCTCCGTATCATTTCCGAAGACTGGTGGGCAAAGCACCTATTTTGTTGATCGAATATAATGCGTTGATTTAATCCCTTAGCGAGGAAAGAGATGAAAACTGCATTCTTAGTTCTGGGCTTGACACTCATATCTGCTTTGTCCTTTGCTGCGACTGACGATGAAGTTCGGAGTTTGATCGTCCAGGAATCCATTCAATCCTACCCAGGCAACTGCCCGTGCCCATACAGCACCATGAGTAATGGTCGAAGCTGCGGAGGCCGAAGTGCCTACAGCAAACCAGGTGGGCGTTCTCCTCTCTGTTATCCAAAGGATGTGACCGACCAGATGGTCCAGGCTTACCGAACCAAGCACAGCCTGAAATAGCATGAAAACCTTACTGCCCTTACTGCTCACGGCCCTTCTTATCGCCTCTCCCGTGGAGGCGATCCCTCTAGAAAATATCCACCTGGAGTTGTGCCCGTTCGGCCTCCCCCTGGGGACGTCTGACACCAATGATCTGGTTGTGCGCGACATCTACGCGCTGTCCTCGAATCCTGACACAAAACTAGCGGATTGGGTTGTCTATCGGCTTGACCCTACATCGGTCATTGGCGAACCCGTCAAGGAACGGAACTGGAAGCCCGACCCCCTGATTGATCCTACCCGGACGCTGGAGCCCCCTGACTACAGCGGGGCCAATGAAGCACATGGCTATCAGCGCGGTCACCAAGCCCCGCTTGCTGCCTTCAAGGGCACGCGCTCATGGAGCAAGACCAACTACCTCTCCAATATCACCCCGCAGCAAGGCGCTTTGAACATGGGCGCGTGGGAGGCTCTCGAATCACTTGAGCGAAATTTGGCTTCGACCGGGGAAGTCTTTGTGATGACGGGGACCGTCTACCGGTCCGAGATGCCTGCACTTCCGCGAGCCGATGAGCCCCACCGGGTACCCTCGGGTTACTGGAAGATAATGGTGGTGGGGTATCCGGCCCACACTCGGGCCGTGGGCTTTTTCTTCTCCCAGGACACGCCGAGGCGTCGGTTGTCCAGGGATGACGCGGTCTCGATCCGGGATCTTGAAGAACTGACGGGACTCAACTTCTTGTGGCTGCTACCTGATGACCAGGAGGGCCGGATTGAGGGGCGAGTGGATGAGGCTCTGGTTCAGGAAGTGATGGGGGTGAAGTGGCCGCCGGGAAGGGAGACCCCTTGACGGGGGCAACATATTTCTTGCATAGCCTCGCTAGGGAGGTTGCCTATGAACAAGTCTATCAGCCCATCGCGTCTTACGGAAATTTCTTCCGGGTTCCAACTTCTCGGTTTGCCCACCTCCCAAGAATCAACCTGCTCTTGTTCAGCGCCAGCAATTCAATTGTGCACCCTTTTGCGCCCGATTGACATCATCCAGCGCTCAAACTCAACCTACCACGAGATCATTGATGCCCAGTTGGAACACCATCCTTGACGAAATTGGAGCCCAAAGAGCACTTGGAGTGACCGCTCTTGACATCGTCAGGCGCAAATATCTCCGAGTTTTGCATGAGACGACCGGAAGGAATATAATTGCCTATTACTCTGGATGGCTGCAAAAAGGAAATATCCAAAATATTGACATTACCGACCTCGATATGAACGGCTTCATGAACGCTGTTCATGGACTGGATCGAACAAAAGGGCTAGATCTTTTTTTGCACACGCCAGGCGGGAATATCGCCGCTGCAGAGTCTATCGTTGACTATCTTCGCCGAATGTTTGGGTTGGATGTCCGCGCTATCATCCCCCAGCTTGCAATGTCCGCCGGGACAATGATTGCCTGCTCCTGTAAATCTGTCTTGATGGGCAAACAATCCAGCCTTGGCCCGATTGATCCTCAATTCGGCATGATTTCTGCTCGCGGCGTCAAGGATGAGTTTGAACGAGCAATCACCGAGGTAAAGGCAGACCCTGCTAGAATCCCAATTTGGCAAGCAATTATTGGAAAATATCATCCAACATTCATCGCCCAATGTGAAAATGCCTGTAGATGGGCAGAAGACTTGGTAAAGGCATGGCTTGAGAAAAATATGTTTTCGGGTTCACAAGATCCATCACAAACCGCCGCCGACGTGACTGATAAGCTTATAAAATTTGGTCACGAAATAAATCATGGTAAACATCTCTCAATTGATGAAATCCGTGACCATGTTGGCCTTATAGTAGAGCAACTAGAGAACGATCAAGTTATGCAAGATTTGATTTTAACTGTTCACCACGCATACATGCATACTCTTTCGAATTCTCATGCGGTAAAAATTATAGAAAATCACAACGGGGCAGCTATTATCGAGCTTGCAAGAATTCCATCGCAATAGCTTTGCTGATAGGCTCTTGTCTTAAGTCTCCTGGCCCGCTTCGGCGGGCCTTTTTCTTTACCTCACCCAACATTGCCAACGTCCGCCAATGTTGGGTGCGTCAACTGAGTGTCAGCGGCAGGAATGCCAGAATTTTATTGCTGTTACTTCGGATTGTATTTCCTCTCTTTTCGACAAGTCCAAGACTGACAAGTCTATTTACATCTCTTGTTAATGTCTTTTGTCCTTTCTTGGCATAGGATTTAGCGATTCTCGGCGATAGTTCAGTAATTTTAGAGATAGGGACAAATTCATTGTTTCGTGACAAGTCAAGCGCAAGATGCCTCCTGCGTGTTTCCGCGTTGGTATTTTTCCCTTTGAATGTTTCATGGATGTAATCCTTCCAGGCAATACGACAATGCTGCTCCTTAATAGTCTCAATCTGTTCACGTAGTCCATCTAAGAAGCCTTGCACCGCATATGTGATGAAAGGGGTGATATCGCCTTTTGATCGACTGGAGCGATCCAGATTTCTATAATACTGTTGTCGTGTTTCGTTGTAAAAATTGGATAAAAGTTGTGCAGCAGGATGCGGTACACCGCCTGCGAGCAGTATATGATACTCTACAAGCCTTGCTGTTCTGCCGTTTCCGTCTCCAAATGGATGTATCCATGCCAAATAGACATGGGATATGATAGACTTTAAAATTGCCATGGGGATTCTTAATTCAGCATTGGCTTTGTATTCAGCCAACCAAGAGCAAAGCTTCTCCAATAAAAAAGAACATTCCTCTGGAGGGCATCCCCGATATCTGCCGACCCCTACAGAATGCATTCTGATTTGCCCAGGTTTAACGTCTTCACCCACATCTAAGTCGGCAAGAACCAGTCGATTGTATTCAAGTATCATATCCGGAGATATGTCGGCTTTCCCCTCAAGAAATACCTTTTTATCCGAAACTTTAAATGCCTCCAGGATGTTGTCGATTTCCTTTCCAAGATACTCTTTCGACGGCGGCAATTTGAGTTTCCCCTCAAGATGCCGTTTCACCTCATCCTCTGAGAGAGTGTTCCCCTCGATGGCCGTGGTAGCCAAGGCTCCTTTGGCCAGATAGACTTGGCTTAAATCCTGAGCAATACTGGGCTGAAGCGGGACGCCGGCTAAATGTTCGCACTTTGACTTAATCTCTCCCAAGGCGACCCAGGTCACTGAATCAAGGCGCAGTGGATCAAATGAAAATGTTATCCACGGATGACTCTCCAAGTATCTCATCATATGTCCTTTTATATCATTGTAAATGAGATAGTTATAGTTTTTTCTTGAAAAATATGTCCTCTTGATTGTCCTAGCATGACGTCCTGTTTTTTGTCAACAATGCCCTGAGCAAATAGCCTTTTCCTCAAAGGCTGAACAGGCCCTCCACCTCATCCCCTCCTACAGGAAAAATCCCACCTCGGGTCGCTGGACCAGCAGAGCCGAACGCCCTGGACGCCGCCCACGAATGTGGCCATGGGCCTGAACAGGCGACATGACATGCATGGGCAGCCCGCATCAACCGTCACATCCCGCCGGATAGTCCTCGCCGGGGGTGGCGGCGGAGCCCCTGGCGCCTCGTCATCCAGCGGGATATGAAAGATGTTTTCCTCTTCGAATTCCGCCCCAGGGGCGGCGCTCTCGGCAACCGGGTCGGGTTGATCCGTCGGCGGGTCCGGGCGCTCCTCCGGCGGATCAACCTCCGGCCACTGCTTGCACCGGATGCACTGCGGCGGCCGCACCGCCGCCCCCGAGAACGCGGACGAAATGGGCCGCCTCCGATTCTCCCGGCAGGCATCGACGCTGATCCTGGCATTCAATCCGCGACAATCCATGCCGTGTTTGCCAGAAGCCCCCCCCCTCACCCGCCGCCGAAAGGCGGTTTTTTTGTGCCCAAAACTTTTTTTCAAACCAAGGCAATTTACCTAAGTTTTATATTGCCAAACCTAGGCAGTTCGCCCTAGTATGCCTTCAACAACGACGACGCGGCCCGCCCGGGCCGAGGAGGGGGAAGGGCATGGACATCAAGGTCTTCGAGAAAAGCGGGCAGCTTTGGACGACAAGCCTGGAGGTGGCCGCGAAGTTTGGGAAGAGGCATGACCGGGTGCTACGCGCCATCAGGAACCTGGAGTGCTCTGAGGGATTCCGACTCCGCAATTTTGGGGAGTCCTCCTACCTGAACGAGCAGGGCAAAGAGCAGCCGATGTTTGCCATGTCTCGTGGCGGGTTCTCCATGGTTGCCATGGGGTTCACGGGCCGCGAGGCCGTGGCCTGGAAAGAAAAGTTTATCGCCGCCTTCGACCTCATGGAAAAGCGCATTCTCAAGATGGCCTCGGAGAAAGAACGCCGTGGCGCTCTTGATTGGCGGCAGCACCGCACCATCTCCAAGGATCAACGCCACGAGGCCACCGACGCCATCAAGGTGCTCATCGCCAACGCCAGGAAGCAGGGAAGCACCGCCGACGCCGTCCACTTCTACCGCAACTACTCCATCATGGTCAGGGACGCCCTGTTCGCCCTCGCGACCAAGACCGCCAAACACTGGCGCGATTCCCTGAACATCAAGCAGCTTTCTGTTGTCACCGTTGCCGAGTTCATGGTGGCCGACACCGTCATGGACGAGGTTGCGGCGGGCACCCACTACAAAGACATCTACCAAAACGTGAAGCGCAAAATCCTGTCCTACGCTGACACGGTGGGACGTTCTGACGTGGTGCTGATCCCTGGCCCGGCGAGGCCGATGCAGCACCAGTTGATGTAGCGACAAACGCGGCCCGCAGTAGCGACCGAGGCCAGCCGCGACCACCCCACGGGGTCCGGCAACGGCGGCTCAAAGAGCCAGGCACCGGACGGGAGCGGAGGCCAGGAAGACCGAGGCGGGGCGATAAAAGGGGAGAAAGCACGATGAGCGACGACATCAAAGACATCGGCGAGGCCCTGGCCCTGGCACTGATCTACATCATTTTTGCCGCGTCGGCGTTCGTCGCGGCGGTCATCTGGAGGATGTGATGGACGGCAAGAAGATGTGCGAGGAGTACGGCATCGAGCCGGGAGTGGACTTCCCCGCCACGCTGCACGCCGGGGCGGACGTGCCCGTGATCCATGTGGGAATAGGGGGCATAACCGGTCACATCGACCGCAGGTTCGAGCAGCTCGTGGGGTCTCTGACCCGCGCCGAAAATCTGGCGGTCGCCAAGCGGCTGGGGATCATCAAAGACAACCGCGCCCCTCTCACTAACCTCAAACCGCGCGGCGAAGCTGCGCAAGGAGTAACCCCATGACGGCCCAAGCAAGCGTTCTGCGCATGCCGGAACCGGAAGCCGCCGCTCTGATCAAGGAAGGCGCGGCGCTCAAGGCGAGCATCGGCCAACAGGAATCGCGGCTGCGTGAAATCAATTTTCGGCTTTGCGAGTTGGCGTCGTTCGCGCCGGGCAAAAAGACCGCGCACCTGGAAGGCGGCGGCCTGCGCGCAAAGATACAACTCAAGACCTACGTCAAGTTCGACCAGGAGAAGGTGGCCGTGGCCCGGCTGGCCATGGGCGACGAGGCGTTTTCGCGCGTCTTCGGCTGGACGTACAAGCCGCGTTCACAGCGTGCCCTGGATGGCTTCATGGCCCACGGCCCTGCCGATCAGGTGTCCCTGGTCCGCGACGCCATGACGGTCAGCGACGGCGCCCCTCAGGTGACGTTCGAACCCGTGGAGGCCTAAACCCATGACCTTCGAAATCGCAAACATCGTTTCTGCTGCGGCCGAGTTCAGGCCGCAGAAGATCTTGGTCTACGGGACGCAGGGGTTGGGGAAAACCACGTTCGGATGCACGTTCGACGCGCCGATCCTGCTGCGCGCCGAGGACGGGGCCGGGGCTATCGACGTGCCGACGTTCCCGCAGCTGGTCGAGACCTACCCGCAGATGTGCGAGGCCATCAACTCCCTGCACGGCGACCATCCGTTTCGCACGCTGGTCGTGGATTCGCTCGACTGGCTGGAGCCGATCATCTGGGCACAGACCTGCGTGCAGCTCGGCATCGAGACCATCGAGCGAGCCGGGTACGGCAAGGGGTATGTCGAGGCCGACAACGTGTGGCGAACGATCATGGGCGGCCTGGATAGCCTGCGGCTGACCAGAGGCATGACCGTTGTGCTGGTTGCGCACGCCGAGATCAAGCGGCACGAACCGCCGGACGGCGACCCGTTCGACCGCTACCAGATCAAACTGCACAAGCGGGCCTGGGCGCTGTGGCAGGAATGGGCCGACATGGTGCTTTTCGCCAACTACAAGCGGAGGCTCATCAAGACCAAGGACGGTGGCAAGACCGGACAGGACAAACACCGCGCCGAGGGCACCGGCGAGCGCGTCATCTTCACCGACGAGCGCCCGGCTTACGTCGCGAAGAATCGGTGGAGCCTGCCGCACGAAATCCACATCGGTCAGGACAGTACATGGGGCGCGTTCCATCAGGCCCTGCACGTCGCCACCAAAGGCAAATACCAGCTCCCCGGAAACAATAACCAACAGGAGGCCAAATAGCATGGCTCTTGATTTCAACCAGGCGGAAGAACAGCGCGAGTCGCTGGGGGCGATCCCGCCGAATTCCATGGTCAAGGTGCAGATGCGTATCCGCGCGCCGGAATATTCCCGCCAGGGCAGCGACCCGATGCTGACCGTATCCAAGGACGGCAACTGCGAAATGCTCAACTGCGAATTCGTGGTCGTTTCCGGCCAATTCCAGGGAAAAAAGATTTGGAACAACTTCGTGGTGGCCGGTGCCTCGGACGGGCACAAGAAGGCCGCGCAGATCAGCATGCGCACCATGCGCGCCATCGTCGAGGCCGTGCGCGGCGTCAGCCCCAAGGACGCCAGTCCGACGGCCACGCAGGCCCGCATGTTGGCCGCGTGGGGCGACCTGCAGGGCGTCGAGTTCGGCATCGTCGTCGGCATCGACGCCCCCAAACCCGGCGACAGGTGGGTTAACAACACCATCAAGCGCGTCGTCACCGTTGACGACGAGCAGTACCAACACATCATGTCCGGCGGAGAAGTCATCACCGACGCCGCTATCCCCGAGATTCCGCAGGCTGCGGCCGCGACCGCCGCCCCTGCCTGGGCCGCGCCAAAACCGGCCGCAACGCCGCCGACACAGGCCACGCTGCCGCCTGCGCAGTCCTGGTCGGCCCCTAAGGGGCAGGCGACGCCCCCCGCCGCGCAAACGCCGCCGCCTCCGGCGAATGGCGGCATGCCCGCCTGGGCGGCTCCGCAGGGCGGCGCTGGCAACTCCGACCATGTGCCTTTCTAAGGGAGTCTGTAGATGTTGCCCCGACCGTACCAAAAACGTCTCGTGGACCGCGCCGAAAAGGCCCTGCGCAAGCACGGCGACACGCTGACCGTCGCGGCCACGGGGTCGGGCAAAACCATTTGCCTCGCCATGCTCGGCGGCCGCATCGGCGGCCGCCAGATGGTCTTGCAGCATCGCCAGGAGTTGGTGCAGCAGAACCTCAAGAAATACCACGCGGTAAACCCCGGCACCCGCCCGAGCCTTTACACGGCTGACGCCAAGTCCATGCGCGGTGACGTGATCTTCGCTATGGCGCAGACCTTAGCGAAGAACCTTCATGCAATCCCATCCCTGGACTTGCTTATCCTCGACGAGGCGCATCACGCCGCCGCTCCGACCTGGAAATCCATTGTGGCCGCGGCAAAAGAGAAAAACCCTGACGTGCTGGTGGCAGGGTTCACGGCGACCCCGGAACGCGGCGACAAGCGGTCGCTGCGCGGCGTGTTCACGAACGTCGCCGATGTGGTGACGATCCGTGAACTAGTCCAGCTTGGGTTTCTGGTCCCGCCCAAGGCATTCGTGGTGGATGTCGGAGGCACGCAGGAGCGGCTGCGCGAGATCGGGCAAGTCTCGGACTGTTTCGACCAAGCCGAGGTCGAAAAAATCCTCAACACCGTCGCGGTCAACGACGAGGTGGTCAGGCACTGGCGCGAGAAGGCCGGCGGCCGCCAGACCATCGTGTTCGCCAGCACTGTGCAGCATGCGCAGGACGTGGCCGCCGCTTTCGCGTCCGCCGGGATCAGGGCGGCTTGCGTGCACGGCGCCATGGCCGATGCCGAACGGCGCGCAATCCTGGCCAGATTCGAGCGAGGCCAGATCCAGCTGCTGACGAACGTGATGGTGCTCACCGAGGGGTTCGACAGCCAGCCCGTGGCGGCCGTGGTGCTGCTGCGCAAGTGTTCCGAGAAGGGCCCGCTGGTGCAAATGGTCGGGAGGGGGCTGCGCACGGTCGATCCCGAGTTACACCCCGGCGTCGTCAAGAAAGATTGCGTCGTCCTGGACTTCGGGACGTCGCTTTTGACTCACGGCGACCTGAACATGGCCGCCGCGCTCAAGGAAGAGGTCGAACGCGACCCGGATGAAGCTGCGACGAAGATTTGTCCGGCCGAGGCGAGCGACACATACCGCTGGCCTGATGCAGCCGGGAATATCGGATGCGGGGCCGAGCTCCCGGTGCAAACCAAGACGTGTCCGTTATGCGGTTTCGTCTTTGATCGTCTTGGGGCGGGAGACGGCGACGTGGTGACTAGCGTCGAGTTGACGGAGCTTAACATCTTGGATGCGTCACCGTTCCGGTATGTGGACCTCTGGAGTTCCGGGCGCGCCATGATGGCTGCCGGTTTTTCGGCTTGGGCCGGAATATTCTCTCCGGACGACGAGACGTGGCACGCGCTCGGGAAAGTCAACGGCAACGGCGGCGTGCACCGGCTGTCTATCGGAAACCGGCTGCCGTGTCTCGCGGCGGCCGATGATTTCTTGCGGGTCCATGAAACAGACGGCGCAGCGAAAAAAACAAAGCGGTGGCTGTCCGAACCGGCCACAGCGAAGCAGGTGCAGCTGCTCAACGCGCACGGCTACGGCCTGGCCGTAGACATGCTCGGAGGGACGACGATGACCAAGTATGAGGCCTCAACGCATATGGATTTTCAATGGAATCGCTCACAAATCGAACGCGCCCTGGGGGTGTCCCGTGGCTGAGTTTGACCTGCAGGCCATTGCGCGCCGCATGCTCGACCTGGGGCTCATGGATAAGCCCTTCCGGGAGTTGTCGCGCGATGAGGCCTTTGAATTGTGCCTGACGATCCACACGCACACGGCCCCCCGGAGGTCGCTTCAACCCTACGAGATTGGCGCTCAAGGTTCGGGACAGGGGTGACGCATACCGAGCGGGAATGCGTTTCATTCGGTCCTTATTGCCGGACTTGCTTGCTGCCGGATGGACAAGGAGAGAGCTGTTTAGGGTCGGCAAAGGCCCTGAATTGTGGGGCGTCGCGTGGCACTGGCGGGAGCATTGGGGGGACGCCCCAATAGAGCATGTTTTCGATCAGTCGTCAGGCGCAATCGAATGGTACGTCCACGAGAACAACCGGACCTCAAAAATGGTTTACTACCCCCGGGCCAAACACCCGGCGTACGGAGGACAAAAGGATGCCAAAAGTTGTTGCAATCAGCAAAAGGACACCTCGGCCGCCGCAGACGCGAGTTGACGTCATCGAAACCTATCCAATGCCAAACGGATCCATCACGGCTTCCGAGGTCGGCGCCTTTTTGGCTGATCCGACGCCGTTTCTTTTCGAGGTCGTCGCATGGGCCACGGCCTACGCCAGGGCCAAGGAGATCAAAAGCCTGCAGGCCGAAATCGCGGATCAGGCCGAAACGCTTGAGCGGCTGCGTCGGCTCTTGGGGGGGGCAGGCTTCCGACGGACGGGACGTACGACGTGCGTTTATCGCGGGCGGTGACCTGGTGCAACAAATCAACGAGGGGCTGCAGGCCATCGCCGGGGTGATGGGCGAGACGCTGCTTCTGGCCTGGAGCGGGGAGCGGTTCGCCATGTCGGCCGCGCCGGTCTGGGTTGCGCCGGTTGCGGCGGCGCTGTCCCTGGCGTCGGAGGTTGCGCCGTGAAACAGATCGTGTCGTTTTCCGGCGGCAAGGACAGCGCAGCCATGCTCCTGATGATGGTGGAGCGCGGAGAACCGGTTGACGCGGTGGTCTACTTCGACGCCGGGGAGTGGGAATTCCCGCAGATGGCGGACCACATCGCCACGGTGGAGGCCATGATCGCGCCCATTCCGCTGGTGCGGCTCTATCCGCGCAAGCCGTTTACATGGTTGATGTTGCACAAGGAGGTTCGTCCCCGGGGTGGCGGCAACGTGAAATACGTCGGCTGGGGATGGCCGTCTCCGTTGCGCCGCTGGTGTACCCGAGAAAAGACGGACCAGCTTGACAAATTCCGTCGGTCCTTGGGCGCGGACACCATACAGGCCATCGGGTTTGCCGCTGATGAAACGCGGCGTACCGACTCGGCAAACATGGTGCGGCTGGCCGCCTCGGTGCGTTTTCCGCTTGTGGAATGGGACGTGACCGAATCCGACGCCCTGGCCTATTGCCGAAGCCTGGGGCTCACCTGGGGCGGGCTGTACGATATTTTCCCGCGCGTTTCGTGCTTCTGCTGCCCGCTACAATCCCTGGGCGAGCTACGAAAATTGCGTCGGTATTTCCCGGATCTGTGGGGGAAAATACTGGAATGGGAACGGCAGATGAACGGGCGGGCCTGGGAGGATCGGCGGTTCCACAACGCACGCACCGTGCGCGACCTTGATGCGCGATTTAAGGAAGAGGACCGACAGGGATTTTTACCGGGGTGCGCGGCATGACCACCATCCACCATGGCGACGCCCTGTCCGTCCTGCGGACCCTGCCGGCCGAATCGGTCCAATGCGTCGTGACATCACCGCCGTACTACGGCCTGCGCGACTACGGCGTGGCCGGGCAGTTGGGCCTGGAGTCCCGGCCGGACTGCCTGGGTTGGGCCACGGGTGCGCCGTGCGGCGAGTGCTACCTGTGCCGGATGCTAGCCGTGATGTGCGAGGTCCGGCGCGTGCTGCGGCGGGACGGGACATGCTGGCTGAACATGGGCGATTCGTGGAACTCCGGCGCGTCTGGATCAACTCTCGGCAGCACGCTCGGCGGCGGCCAGAAAAATCAACGCCACAGCAATCGGAGCGGCCGAACCGTTTTCCCGAGCCTCAAACCCAAAGACTTGATCGGCATGCCCTGGCGGCTGGCCCTGGCCCTGCAGGTGGACGGCTGGTGGCTGCGGTCGGACGTGATCTGGCACAAGCCCAACCCCATGCCGTCATCGGTCAAAGACCGGCCCACCGTCGCCCACGAATACCTATTTTTGCTCACCAAATCCGGCCGCTACCACTACGACCACGAGGCGGTGAAAGAGCCTGCGGCGGCGCAGAACGAGCATGACGCGACCGGCCCTGGCTATCGCGCCCCTGGCCAGTCCCCGCACACGGGAACCCGCTCCCGCAAACAGTCCCGGGCTGCGCTGTCCTTCGCCCGCGATGTGGCGGAACCGGACCGCCCCGGGCAGCGCGCCCCGCAGCACCGGCCGCAGCGCCAAAGCGTTCCCCGAGGCTGGGATACCGGGCTCGGGGCGCACAGCGCGTTTAACCGCGAGGGGCGCGGCGCGCCGAAAACTCGCGAGACGCCGGACGCATCCACCCGCTCCCTGCGGTCGGTTTGGACGATCCCGACATTTCCATTCCCCGAGGCGCATTTTGCGACGTTTCCGCCCGCGTTGGCCCGCACCTGCATCCTGGCCGGGTGCCCGGTTGGCGGGATGGTGCTGGACCCGTTTTGCGGCAGCGGCACCACGGGGCTGGTGGCCCGGCAGCTCGGCCGGGAGTTCATCGGCATCGAACTGAACCCGAAATACATCCGCATGGCCGTGCGCCGCATCGAGCGCGAGACGGGGCTTCTCGGCCCGGTGCGGGTTGTGGCGGAAAAGCAGGAGGCGACGGTGTCATGACTGTTGATCTTTTGTCCCGCCTGAATCGTTGCGAGCGTGAGATGCTGGAGACGTATACCGTGCCCGGTTATAGGTATAACTTTACGTGGTCAAAACTGTTTTTGTCGGCCCGGCATCCTGTTTGGACAATCGCCAAACTCCGTTTTTTGGGGCTAAATCACAACGAAAGCTCGTATCACTGGATGTATTTCACCATCGTGCATGCAAATAAAATGGGACAAAAACTGCATCGACAGACATGTGAGATGTATCATGAATATGAAGCAGCGCGGGTAGCGGAACGGCAGAAAAAAGCAAAAGAGGAAGCGCGCCGCAGATTGGAAATTGAAAAAGAGCAAGAGAAATCAAAGGCGCTTTGGCGCACGCACATGGATATGGACGCGGTGCGGAGAAATTATCCGCATTTGTTCAAGGTGCCGCCGCAGTCGAAACATGCTGTCAAAATGCAGCAAATGGAGTTGTGGGCATGACCACCCAACTTACCCTCTTCGCCCCGCCCCCTGCGGCTCCCGCCGCCCCCGCCGTCCCGTCCGGCCGGTACTACCGCAAGGGGCAGTTCGCGCTGCCCTGGGGCGAGCGCCAGCCGCCGAAGGGACTGTTTTGCGTCATGGACCCGGCGGGCGGGCCCCGGGATGCCCTGCGTATCCTGGTGGTCCACGTCCGGGACCGGGTTCGCAGTCGCGTGGGCGTCGAGGTGCCGTTGCTCAACCGGGGCTGGCAGGCTGGCGGCGACTGGGTCGCCAACGTGCACCTGCCTTCCCAGGCCGCCATCCTGGCCTGGGCCGCCGCCGATCTGGGCCTGCCGCCCGAGGAGGTGAGGCCTCTTTGCTACACAACCAGCGCATGGCAGGGCGAGGACCGGGCCGTGATCCGCGACGCGGAGCACCTGCGGCCGATCCGGGAATTCGTGGAAAAAAGGAACAAGACATGACCACAGCATTCGACAACCTCTCCCCCGACCGCCTGTCGCGCGGCATCTACTGGCAGCGCTCCTGGAACATCGTCCTCGGCTGTTCGCCGGTTTCTCCAGGCTGCGCAAACTGCTGGTCCGCCCGGGAGGCGAAGCGGTTCGCCGCGCATCCGAATACGATCATTTCCAGCCGTTACACTGGCCTGACCCAGGGCGACACATGGTCCGGCGTCGTCAGGCCCAATCACGCCGCCCTGGATATCCCTCTCGGCAGAAAAAAGCCCACCGTGTTCGCCCTGTGGACCGATCTCTTCCACGAGGACGTTCCGGACGGCTTCAGGGACCAGGTCTTCGCCCGCATGGCCTTGGGGCCCCAGCACGTCTTTCTGGTGCTCACCAAAAGGCCGGAAAGGATGCTCGAGTATTTCACGGATGTCTCGACCGCTCGCGCCGTCCGTGGTGAGGTTCTACGCCGGATCAATCCGCATGAACCGCTCGAATATATCCCGTGGCCCATGACCAATGTCTTTCTCGGCGCCACGGCCGAGGATCAACCGCGCCTCGACGAGCGCGCGCCGCACCTGGAGGATTTGGCTGCGGCTGGCTGGCGGACGTGGTTGTCCCTGGAGCCGCTTTTGGGGCCGGTGGATTGCGGCGCGCTGTTGTCGCCGCCAGAGATGACCGGCGTGTCCCACGGCGGCCTGCATGAACACGTGGGAGGCCCGCCTCTCGTGGATTGGATCGTCGCCGGTGGCGAGACAGGCCCCGGCGCAAGGCCGATGCATCCGGACTGGATCCGCACGGTGCGGGACGAGTGCGTGGAGGCCGAGGTGCCCTTCCTGTTCAAACAGTGGGGAGAATGGGGCACCACCCGGATCAAAATGGGCACGGGTGAGCCTGCCTGGAGCTATTTCTCCGACTTTGAGAACTATTGCGACAAGGCCCCCACCAGGATGGTCAAAGGCGACAAACTGATTTGCCCAGACGGCCATGTGCCGACGCATGGCGGCCGTGTCGGCAAGACATTCCCGATGGTCATCACCACCCGCGTCGGCAAGAAACGGGCCGGGCGACATATCGACGGACAGACCTGGAACAGCCTCCCCAACCTCTAACCATCTGGAGATCGACCCATGGCCAAGCGCATGATCTTCGTGCTGGGGCTGCCGGGCAGCGGCAAAAGCGAGCACGTGCAGCGGAAATTCGGAGACTGCCCGGGCGTGATCGAATACGACCTGATACGGGCCGCCCTGGGCCACGTCTACCACTGGTCAACGGAGCCGCATGTGCACGCCACCGCGTGCACCATGGCCCGGATGGTTTTGAGTCGCGGCGACCTCGTGGTCATCGACGAATGCCTGACCATCCCGGCCATGGTTGCGGATCTGGTGCGCATCGCCCGGGAGCATGAGGCCCAGGTGGAAATGCGCTTCCTGGACGTCCCTGCCTCCGAATGTTGGATACGCCGTGCGCCGTGCGGTTTTCCACGACAGGATTTTGACCGAAAACTCCTGGAATGGCAGCGGCACCGCTCTGAAATCATAGGCATGGCCCACGAGGTCAGACTGCTCTCCCCGGACGGTCCCTGGGCCAGCAGCCAGGATACATCCCCCGGCGTCGCCTTGATCGCGGCCGAACGGAGGCGGCAGGTCGAAGCCGAGGGCTTTTCGGCCGAGTATGACGACACGCGCCAGGACAGCGAACTGGCCTGGGCCGCCTGCTACTATGCCATGCCGTGCATAATGCATGTGGATGGCTGCCAGATACTGCCCCAGGATATCTTTGCCGAGACCGGATGGGATCAACAATGGGCCAAGCGGGACCACAAATCCCGGGTGCGGCAACTGGCCGTGGCCGGGGCGCTCATCGCCGCCGAGATCGACCGTCTGCAACGGGCTGGCCTGGACTACGGCGGTCAGCAGCCCGGAGATAAAACGGAGACCTCGGCATGAGCGCCCACTCATTTTCCGTCCGTCCCATCCTCTTTTCAGGCCCTATGGTCCTGGGCAACCGCGCCGGGCGCAAAACCCAGACCAGGCGGGTGGTCAACCGGATTAGGGGGATCGGGCATGTCTCCAGTTTTATGCCGTCGGACACACCGGGATATGACTGGATGATGAGAGATCGCAGGATGCTCTGGAACTATTTGCGTCATGCCGATGTGTTGTCCCGCTGCCCATACGGCCAGCCCGGGGACATACTGCAGGTACGGGAGACGTTCTGGCAGGCATACAGTTACCCCGGCACTCTCCCGAGCGGTGAGCCGGAACCGCTTGCGCGGTGTCGCGGGCCGCTTGTTCACTACGCCGCCGACGGCAACCCTCCAGACACGCCCAACCGCCACTACCCAAACGGGTTGGGCGGGGCGAATCGCTTTTCCGCGCCAGACCCATACGCCGCATGGGAAAAACGGCCCTCCATCTTCTTACCACATTGGGCCTACCGCAACTCCTACAAGATCGTGGAGGTGCGGCTGCAGTGCATCCAGGACATCACGCCCGAGGACGTGGCGGCCGAAGGGCTGGTGCGCCTATCCAAGGACGGCCGCACCTGGAAATGGGGCTTGCCGGATCGCGACGGGCTGCCCGGGACCGATGATTACGGCTGGCCGTGGGACCAGTGGTGCGTGGACCCGGTCACGGCCTATCTCAAACTGTGGGACCTCCTCAACGACGAGCGCGGATTCGGGACTGCTAATCGCCCCTGGGTGTGGGTGATTACGTATCGCGACGTCACAACCGAGATTTGGTGGTAGCATATCCGGAAACGCCCAATGGATTGGCATCCACTGCTGTCCGCAGTGCGCAATAATTGATTGATGGAGCTTGCTAGATGACACCCGAACTGATGAAAGACGGGAACCGTCTCCTGGGCGCGAAAGAGACCCGGGCGTATCTGAACAACATGCCGCGATCGACATTTTATCGGTACGTCCAACGTGGCATCATCCCCAAGCAACGCTACCTGGGAGGGACGCCCGTCTGGCGGCTCGCAGATTTACAGGGTCTATATGATCAATTGCCCAACGAACCGTTGACGGATAACGCGCGCAGTTCGTCCAGGTAATCCGCCCATGCTTGCATCAACTGTCGCCGCTCCTCCAGGTACTGCGCCCGGTTGTAGATGGCCCGGATTTTGTCCGTCCCCTTGTGGGCAAGCTGGGCCTCGATCACGTCCGGCCGGTGGCCACGTTCGTTCAGCAAAGTTGAGGCCATGGCCCGAAACCCGTGCGCCGTCATCTGGTCCTTGCCGTACCCCATGCTCCGAATCGCCGCGTTGACGCCGTTTTCGGAGAGCGGCCGATCCTTTCCCCTGGGCCCCGGAAACACATATCGGCCCGAACCCGTCAACGGCTGAATCCACTTCAGAACCTCGACCGCCTGCCGCGAAAGGGGCACGCGGTGTTCCACCCGCGTCTTCATCTTCATTTCCGGGATAGTCCATTCTTCGGCTGCAAAATTGACCTCGCTCCATTCGGCATGCCGGATCTCGCCCGGTCGGCAAAACGTGAGCGCGGAAAAGGCCAGGGCGGCCCGAACGACCGCAGACCCCTTGTAGTCGTCGATGGCCAGCATGAACGCGCCGACATCCCTGGGCTTCGTCAGGGCAGCGTGCTGGCCGTGCTGGAACGGCACCAGCGCCCCGCGCAGATCCCGGCAGGGATCTGATTTCACGACGCCGATGGCCACCCCGTAGCGGAAAATCAGCGAACACAGGCCCAGGACGCGGCTTGCCGTCTCGAACGCCCGGCGCGCCTCGATCCCCCGCAGGATGGCCAGGACGTCCGTCGGCTCGATCTCCGTGATCGGCCTGTCTCCGATGCGCGGATAAACGTCGAGTCGCAACCGACCGTCAACGGTGACGGCATGGCTTTCCGCCCAAACGTTTTTCTGGTTCCGGACATACTCCTCCGCCAGGGCCCGGAAGGTGACGACGTCCACCCCATCGTCCCGGCTGCGCTTTTTCTCCTGGCCAGGGTCAACGCCCTTCGCCACCATGGCCCGGGCGTCGTCGCGTTTCTGCCGGGCCTCTTTCAGGGACACCTCGGGCCAGGCTCCAAAGCTCTGTCGCTTTTCCTTGCCGTCAAATTTGTACTTCCAGCGCCAGTGCTTCCCTCCCGCCGCGCTGAGTTCGAGGTACAAACCTGCGCTGTCGTGGAAGCGCTCAATGCGGCCGCTGGTTTTGATCGCGCGCAGTTTCACTTCGGTCAGTTGGGGCAA